TTCCGTTAGCTAGATTATTATTACCTGATACTTTATCAAAAGCCATCTTTTTTCTCCTATTATTTATTAGTTATTTTAAAATTGATATGAGTTAACTGTTTATACTATGCGACCTTCTCTATGAGCCTTATCAATATCCGCTTCAAACTTAGAGTACTCTTCAGGTTTCATCTTTTTAATACTAGCCCAAGTCCATTGTTTTTTTTCAGTCGGTGTTTCTGATGCTTTAGTTTTAGAAACTGCTTTTGCTGCTTCTTTCTTTGCATCATAATTTACCTTCTTACTAGAAAGTCCTCTGTCGTACTTGTACAAATCTATTGCACGAGCAGCAGCATTTGGATTGTCTGTATTATCATAAAGCCATGATTGTACTGTACTGTCCTGTACAGAAGCCCAGTCATGAAAATCTCCGCTTTCACGAATCTCTTTAAAATCTGGATGCTTCTTTGCAAGGTCTACTTCTGCTCTATCTCTAGCAAGTCTGGTTTGTTGTTTTTTAATATCTAACAACTGTTCTTCCATTTCTTGTTTAGATTTCATAGTAGCTTCTGTAGTTAATTGCATAACAGAATCATACATATCAGGATAGTCTTTACGCCATTCTTCTAATTCTTCTTTAGATTTAAAGCTTGGTTTAGAGGCTACCGCTTCTTTTTCTTTTTTAAGTTTGAGAACTTCATCTTTATGGTTCGAGATTGTCTCATCGTAATGCCTTTTTAAGTCGTCATATCGCTTCTTAAATACGGCATCTTCTACTCCTACAGGGCGGTCTTCTTTAGGTTTCTTCTCGTCAGTTTCTTCCTTAGATTCCTCGGTAGCTGTTGTTTCGACTTCCTTGTCCATTAAGTTCCTACTCGGATGCTTATATGGAGTCGGAGTTGCGACATCTTCTGTTGCTTCGGAATTTTCTTCTACAACAGGAGTTTCTTTATTGTCTTGTTCCATTTATACTCCTTCGGGGTGCTGTTGGATTCAGGTCGCCCCCTATATGCAGGGCCTCTATTGAGAGGGTGGCTGCGTCATCATGCCCTGACCTGTCATAGGTGCAGGACTTTCACTTGGTTGTGAAACTGGTTGATTGCCTGTGCTTGTAGGTATAGCACTTTCCATTATAGGACCTATTTCAGGCAATAATAATTTTGATAAAAAATTTCTAAATTGTGGTACATTTAATTGTGTTGCTAAATTTTTTTCTTCTTCGGATAAATTTTCAAAGTTTTGTTTTACTTTTTTAATACCTTCTTCTATCATAGTAGTTCCTTCAGTATCTGCAATATCAGCACCCATCATACCTTGTCTTTCAGGTGTCTGCATGTTAGACTCTGCAGGAGCCATTTCGTTATTCATCATTTCTTCTTCCATGTTTTTATTCCTCCTGTGATATAACATAGTGGTTCTAATATAGTTCTATACATTCTGCCTAATATATCTATTCTATTATATTTTTGTTTTCTAATATCTATTGTTCTATGTATAGCAATATGTTCTAATACTTTTTTAATAATATTATTTGTAAAACCTTTTTGTTTTGCGTATCTAACTAAAGGCAAAAATAAAGTATGATAACCTATTTCATATTCTTTAGATAAATTTTTAGATTGTGCTAACCATATTTTATTTCTAAATGAACCAAATCCATAAGAGTCATTCATCATAGTGCAAACTATTTTCTTTTCATTTTTAGAATCATTACCACTCTTTATTGATTTTTTATTTTTTTCATCTGCAAATAAATTAACTCCTGTTTTTGCCGCCATAGGGTCTTGTTCCATATTTTCTGCAATCCTTTTAGCAGTCTCATCGGCTGTTTCTTTATTTTTAGATGCATAAGAATTTTTGTTATTATGCTCTCGTTTAGATAATTCTTTAGTATTAACATTGTATTTAGAGTCATTATTTTTTATGACTGCTCTAGTATCTTCTCTTAAATTACTATCATCATGCTTTGATTCTACAATTTGTTTTTTTGTTTTAGGAGAATATTTATTAAAACCAAAAGACTTTGCGTGTATATCTTCTCTAGGACTAGCAAAAGCAATTAACTGAGACTTGTTCATATTTTTAATTCTATCAACACCTTGTCCTGATGCTGCTAGTTTTACAATAGTAGTCTCTACCATATCTTTATTTAACTTAGATAAATTACTCATTAAGTTTCTATTATTTTGTATATCTGTATTTAGCTTACCAAAGTTAGCATTAAATGCATTTAACTTAGGTGTATCAAATCCTAGATTAAAATCTAAATTATTGTCTAATGCATTTTTAAGTGCTACATTATATTCTGCAGTTCCTGTTTGATACATTTTTCCATCTACTCTTATATACGTTGTTAAACCTGCGTTGTTATATGTATTGATTGCACCTTTAATCATATCTTTTTCTGCAAGAGCCATTAAGGCATTTACACCAGGAAATATAGTAGTTCCACCTTCAGGTTTATTTGCTATATTACTTAAATTAAATTCAGCATTTGTTGACATATATTTTTTATCTAGACCTGAACTTTCTAGATAGGCATTAAAAGAAGAGATATCTATTTGTGAAGCATCTTGGTCTATATTGTTTGTACTAAAATAATTTTGTAAGTCTGCTTCAGCTTCAGATGTTCTTATGCCTCCGCCAATAAGATTAACATTAACAATTTTGTTATCTCTATAATAATCATAATTTTGATTACCTTCAGATAAAATATTATTTGCAAATTCTATATTTTGAAAAGGAGTCTTACCTGGTCCAAACATAGGTTCTTCTGGAGGTCTGCCTCTATCCTGTTGTATAGGTTGACATACGCCATTAATTAATCTATATCCTGATGGGCAAGGGTCTACAGGTGTAGAGTCTGGTGTAGGTTCAAAAGGTGTAGTAGTTATTGGTTGAGTTGTAGGTGTAGATACTTCAGTTCTACCTTCACCTGCTTTTGGAAAATCTTCTTGTCTAAATTGTGGTAACTCTCCTTGTTCTATTTCTCTTAACATACGAGGATATCCTGCTTCTTCTCCACCATATTGCACAGTAGCAGTTGGGCCTTTATATGTGGGTAAAGAATATTGTTGACCTTGCACAGTCATGATACCATCTGTTGTAGAATCATATACTTGTTGTTCTGTTGATGTTGACTGTACTCCTGCAGAAGGAAACATAATACCTTCTGTTGCTGTGCTGTCACCATATTTTTTTAGTATATCAGATAATGCCATTTATTTTTTAAGTTGTTCCTTGAGGTTGAGTATTTGGTGCAGTAAACCCGCCTTCCCCTGGAGTTTGTGGAGTTCCGACTCCGATGTTGCCACCTCCAGACCCTTGTGTGTCTGTGTTAGCTGCTCCTGCAGGTACTTCTCCAGTATTTCCCATACCGCCTTGTTGCTGACCAAGGCCTTCAGTTTGTTGATTTCCATTCATATCTCCCATCATCTTCATAAAGATTGCAGCTTTCTCAGGGTCGTTAACTAATTGTTCAGGGTCAATGTCCATTGACTTTGCAATCTCTTTAATAATACTATGCCATTTAACAAAAGGTGCTAAGAATTGATTTGATGCTACTTGCATAAATGTCATCAATCTTTGTGACCTAACTTCTTTTGTCATTAAGGATGTAGTTCCTTGTGCTTTAATATCTAAGTCACCTTGTATATCAGGAATATCTTTATTAAATTGCATGTTCCAATGAAATAAAGTTTCTCCTAAAGGTCTTAGTAAATAATCATCTACATTTTTTATAACTGTTTTAATATTTAATGCTGCAGCACCCATTAACATTGACATGCCTGATGCTGTTCTAGTAGTAGATTGTATACCTGTTTGTCCATGTGAATAAGAAGGTATACCCGTAGACTCGTCTGCAAGTTGTCTAAACTTATCAAACATCTGCATATTTTCAGGTGCAGTATTTGGAAATCTTAAACCATGAATAGACTGTCCTGTTTGTCCACTTTGTCTTCTAAATATTTTTCCAGGAAATACAGTCATGTCTTGACCCGGTACTAACATAGTCTCATCCACATCAAATACTAAATTTCCTGCTAGTGCTAAATTATCAATAGCCATTCTTGCATGACCATTCATAATTGTTTGAGCATCGTCCATATTTTCAGGTATGCCTACACCAAAGAATTGATAAGGATTTATTTCATAAGGGCATACCATGAAGGGATTTCTCGCAGGAGTAAAAGGATTAAGAACTAATCTTAATATATGTCCATTACATATCCATGCGTTAATCTGTACTTCATCTAACTCAGTATCAATACTTTCAGGCATTTCAATACCTGTTTCTTCTACGAAGTGTTTATCCATAACACCCCAGTATTCTAGTACTTCAAATCTATTTTTATTAAACTCTTCTTGATTTTCTCTATCGTACAATGCAGTTTCATAACTTCTTGTTTCATAGTTTGGTCCTACAGATAGACATTCTTCAATAGCACTTTTTCTAAAGAAAGGTCTATTAGATAAATCTCTTAACTGTGTTCTATTATACACATGCCTTTGTATAACATAATCAGCATCATCTATAGTTACAGCATCAGGGTCAGGATATAAATCCCAACAACTAACAGCTTCGACTCTTGGTACTAACTTAACTTTAGGAGAGTATACTCTTTCTCCGCTATCATCTAATGCCCATTGATGTACTGATTGTTCGTAGTTAAAAGGACCTTTTAGAACTCCTGTTCCAAGTAAACACATTTCAAATAATACATGACGCATTACTGATATTGCATGAGATTCTTCTAACTGGTCATGGATTAACTTCTCCATGTTTTTTGCAGCTTCTTCTGCAGGTTCTATCTGAGGCATAGTTTTTAAATCAGGTGCAGCACCTTTTTCAAAACCTGCGTTCTGATACTTTTCTGCTAATCCATTTAATATTTCATTAGCAGTAGACCCTGGACTTATTTCTCTACCATCACCTTCAAAACCATAGATGTCCTCCATACGAGGACTCTTCTGCATACTATCTGGTTTTATATGTGCATATTTTTCTGTACCTGTAGGGTCGGTAGTTGGAAATATTCCAATAGGAAATTTACCCTGTGAGAATAAAACTTCTATCAGTTGTCCGTATGCAGCTAAGACTTTAGTCTTTGTAATCTTAACAAATACTTTAGACTTTTCAGAATCACGAAAAGCCATATCAGAACTATAGATTCCTCTATAATTTCTATATGACCTTAACCATCTTTTCTCATCATAAAGACGAGCCTGTTCTGATTCTTTTAGTCTAGATTCAATTAAATAACCTAGATTACTATAAGACTTATCTTTTTCTTCTGATAAAGAACTTACCTCATCAGATTCAGAAGTCAAGCCACTTGTGTTATCGTGTGGCATTATCTACCTCTTAATAATCTCTTTCGTCTGCTAGTGAAAAGACTTTTTTATCTACAGTGTTTTTTGCTTTTCTACCTGCGTTTACATCTGTTTCACTGTAATCATCTGCAGGTAACGCTGTAGCACCCTTTACAACATTAGTTTTGGAATCGCCCTGCTTTGAGGCTTCGTTTCCATACATGTTCTCAGGTAATTCGCCTTGCTTGTATTGTTTCATTATTGCCATTTTATTTGTCTCCTTTTAGTTGTTTCTGTATATAAGGTAATAACCAAGGGTTATCCACACATACAGTAGTTAGTCCATTCGCAAGAGTATTGCAAATTTTTTCTTCTTCTTTATCATCTAATTCTATTCCCCATTGAAATACTATTGCATGAAATATTTCATGTATTAAAGTATTCGTGTGAGATATATTATCTTCTGTTGATGATAAAGCTATCATTCCATCAGATGCAAGAAACTGTCCGTTTATTTCATTACACTTTGATACGATAGAATCTAAATTTTTTATTTGATAGTTTCTATATCCTATTTTAATATTTTTCATTAATATCCAAAAACTTTATCTGCAGGTTTAAAATCTCTTGTTTGTCCTACGCCAAAATCGTGAAACTTTTTTGATACAGGGTGTATTGGTCTACTCATACATCCATATCTTAGTGCATCATAAGCATGGTCTTCTGCATGTGTGTCTACATCCTCTGGATTATTTTTATCAACTGGTAACATAGGCATTGTTCTGACTAAATTAATACAGTTATCAAATATAAATAAAGATGGATATCCTGTTTCTTCATCTGGCCTTAGTCTTTTATGTAATTCTAATTTACCTGCTACTCTACTTCGAGGGCTTCTATCTGATGGTCTCCAACGACAGCCTTCTTGTATCATGGTTTCTGCAATACTAGGTCCTATATCCCCTCGTCTTGCCCATGTAGAGCTATCAAGAACTCCGTATCGAATATACTCACCTTGTTCTGCTTCTAAAACTTTTCTAGCAAAAATATCTGCTGTTATTTTTTGTGTGTACAGTTCTCTATAGACAAATATATTATTATCAAAATCTATTGCAAACCATAAACAACAAGCAGGTGAACTATACCCCCAGTCTGCTGCTCTAAATCTCATCCAGTTTCTAGGAATATCAAAAGGTTTAACGACATGTAGCTGTTTATTAAACTCTGGAAAAGAGGAGTCTTCAAATGCTTCCCAGTTACCATCTAAAAATTGTTTTCTTTGTACTTCAGGTAATGATGCTAACATTGCGTAGTAATCATCTGTTTGCATCAAGTAAGGATTGTCTTGAAGTTTAGCAGGAATAAATCTTCTAGATATTTTTTTTACACCATTAGGTGTTTTAATTTCTATATCAAACTTTGTATTTGGTGTGGCAGGGTCAACAAACATATCTTTAACCCACTGCGAACCTACGTTTCCAGGATTACCTGTAGCTCTCATATAAACAGGAATCTCAGGGTCTACACTTCGTAAAGAGGACCGAAGAAAATTATAAATATCTTCGGTAGGGTATTGCGGTAATTCGTCTATGCCTATCCAAGTATACGATTGTCCTTGGTAGCGAAGAGCATCAGTTAAGTTTTCCGCATATCCAAATTCTATTCTAGCACCTGAAGGAAACTTCCATTCTTTTTCTTGCTCTCTCCATTTAGCACCGGGATAAGCTTTTGAATATAATTGTTGTGAGTGATTAATTAAATCTCTCAACTCAGGCATTGTCCGTCTAATTAATAATGCTCTGTGTTTTTGTTTGTGGCAATATCGTAGCGGGTCAACCAACATTGCGTATGATTTACCACCGCCTCTTGCTCCACCATAAAATACTTCTCTTTCTGATGATGCTAAAAATTCTGTTTGTGGACCTTCATTAGGTTCAAAGATTATATCTTTATCTTTTAATGCAGCTTTGATATTAGGAGAAGCTTCCTCAATTTTATTTTCTTCAATGATTTGCTTTTTGCCATCAAATACTTCGTCAAGGTCTTTGAGTTTGTTTTTAGTAGCCCAAAAGTTTTTTTGTGCCTTTTCCAATTCATGCTTTTTTTCACGAAGCATATCTTGTGCCGATTTTCTAGCCTTCTTCTCTTTAATTGTAAGAGGAGCATTAAGACTACTTCTTCTTCTTCTACCACTATTTTTAGGTTTAGGTTCTTCTACCACCCTTTGTGTATTACTCTCTTTAAAACTTCTCTTAATCCCATGCCTGTAATTTTTCTACCTGTATGATGAGATAGCCATTCTGCAGTTTCTTTATAGCTACAGTTATTGTCTATAAAACTTTTTGCTTTATCTATCATTTCCATATGTTCGGGAATCTGAACTAAAAGTTTTTCATCTTCCTGTGAAACTTTATAACCTAAAGGTATAACTCTACCTTTTCTTTCTCTTGTTACTGTTTCTTCAGACATTTTCTTTTGGAGGTAAAATAAAAATACCATGTGCTACTTTCGCATTGATATCTACTTTTTCTCTTTTAGCTAATCCTACTCTATCTAATATTTGTTTTGCTGCTTCCATTCGTATTGACGCACCAGGGGTAGAACCATCTTCTTGTAAAGCATTTACCATACCCATACTCGCTCTAGGTGCAAAGGCTGCTAACAGTTTTTCAGCCCTATCAATTATTTCGTCTTTCAAAGATTTTAAAGGTTGATGGTAATCTGCGTAACCTGCAATTTCACCTGCTAATTTTGGGTCTCCTTGTGCTTCCCCAAATAAAGCTTCTAGAAAAGTTTGTTGCTTTTCAGTTATATCTAATTCTTTTTTATCATTATCAGGAACTAACATTTCTTACCTTCTGTAGATGTTTTTCTGTTTTTTCTTGTAACCATTCTGGAGTCTTTCTAATACCTGCTTTTTCTTCTGCTTGTCTTTCTTTCATTCCTTGTCTAGCTGTATGAATCATTTGGTCTCTTGTACTATGCTCTGACCTTTCAATAAAAGAAAGTCTGGGTGCAGTTATCACCATCTCTATATTTTTGTTTCTGAGCGGCTTTGTCCTATCCTGTAAGGATAGATACTCATCCCAGACTTCTCCAGTCTTCTTATTTCTATAAGAATATATTGGCACTATTTTATTTTTATTTGTTTTGGTTTTTTATCTTCTGGAACATTTTGTTCTAAAATAATAGATAGTATTCCATTTTCAAATTCAGCTTTAGTAGGTTCTATATACTCTGCTAAAGTAAATTGTTTATGAAAATGTTTATTAGAAATACCTTTATGAATAATATCATCATCTAAATATCTTGATTCAGAAGTGCCTCTAATATTAAGAACCCATTGGTTAAGTTCTATGTTTATATCTTTTTTATCAAATCCTGCAACTGCTAATTCGATAATCCATTTTGTTTCACCTAACTTTACTATATTATAATGTGGAAATCCTTTTTCTCTTGATTCCATAGACATGTCTAATATATTAAAGAATCGGTCTAACCCTACAGTATAGGGCATATACTTATCTAGTGTAAAAGTCATTTATACCTCCTTGCTTTAAGCTAGATATACTATCTTACATGTGTAAGATTTGATGACCCATAAGGCATCATCAAACTTTTTAATTTTCTTTAAACTTTATTTGTGTTACTGTTTCTTCGCCTACGTTTGCTTTAAAAACATTACCAGATAATTTAACTTCTGGCTCCTTTAACATTCTGTTGGCTTTTTGGCGGAGACTTCTTCGAACCCGACTTACCTGCCCATAAAACTTTGTTTGCCCAGTACGCAGCACTCGTTGGGCCTTTTTTAATATTAGCACCATGCCTTGCTTTGAAAGATTTCCTAGCTTCTGGGGAATAGTTGTGACCCATAGAAGCGTCACCGAAGCGAATAAGTCGGGGCTTCCCACCCTCGAGTATACCGACTTTACCTTTTTTACCACCTTCAGTGGTCCTGACTGCAGTATTGAATTTTTTAAGTCCATGCTTTTTAAGAAAGTTTTTTCTTTTTTCCGTTTCGCTTAGTGCCATTTTTTTTAGCCTTTAATTTTCCTACAGCAATCATTACTACTGTTTTATCTTTTGGTTTTTTTGTTTTACTTCCGTATGCCATTAGGCTTTACCTTTCATTGCGTTTTGAATAGCCATACCTCTGGTCTTTTCATATGATGATATTTTACCATCTTTATCTAGGTCGGCTTTTTGCATGTTAAATGTGGCAGTCCGATTGTTTCGATTATCGGACTTACCATTAAATTTCATTTTGTTATTGTTCATTTTATAAACCAGTAGACTACTACTATTGCTGCTATAATGATACCAATCTTAACATTTCTGTTAAGACCTGTCCATTTACTCCATACCTTATCAATCATTATGATACCCTCCTGTATGCTCTAGTCTTCTTTGCAATGCTTTTCGGTTGCTTCACAAACTGTTTGCCCTGCTTTGTTCCTTGGCGTTTTGCTTTTGTCGTGGCCGCATATTCCGCAGATGTCAGGCTTTTGATAGCCTTTTCTGGTAGATACCTTTCTCCTGTCTTGGAAGAAGGCTTTCCAGACTTCGTTCTCCACTTTTGTTTTGTCCATGATTTAAGACTTCTTTGTGATTTTGCTAATGCCATTACTTTCCTTGTCCACGATATTTTTTATAACTTCTACGTTTATGTTTATTCATGGATGACATTTTAACTTTACCATTACCTATGCTTGTTCTTTTTGGTACAAAGTTTATATTTGTAACTTCTGTTTGTCTTCTTTGCATTATTTATTTTCTTTTAGGTTGTAAAAGTAATTGGTGTCATCCCCTGCTGTCCATTTACTTTCTGTTTCAACATTATACTCTATTGTTGATACTTTAAAATCTGGTGTCTTTAATTCTGAAGGTGTCAATGATTTATCATAAAACAAACATCTGTTATTTGGTTGTGCGGCAAAATGTTTATTATCTAATCCTAGAATGTTAAA